TTCCCAGATCCAGAAACCCTATTTAAAGCATGTTGTGAGTATTTTCAATGGGTTGACGACCATCCACTTGAAGCCGCTGAACTTGTAAAATACCAGGGTGAGGCTAAAATACAGTATGTTCCAAAGATGCGTGCAATGACCATAGGCGGACTTTGTATATTTTTGGACATAAGCCAACAAGCATGGTCTGAATATAAACAAAGAAAAGATTTTGGTGAAATCACCACACGGGTTGATGAAATTATAAGAGATCAGAAGTTCGGTGGAGCTGCGGCTGAAATGTTAAACTCGAACATCATAGCACGTGATCTGGGGTTAAAGGACCACACCGAAAACACCATAGACGCAAGCCAGAATCTGATGGCCCTGGCTGCCAAAGTCCTATCCGGTGGCGCATAATGTCAGCAGCTATCGACATAACCATCCAACGACTGAAAGAGTGTGGCAAAGTCATTAAGTCGTTTGCCTATTTCCTGGCAGAATATTGTTACATAGAGGACAAAGCCACAGAACCAGCCATACCTTTCAAATTGTGGCCTGCACAGTTTAAAATCCTTCCAGTATTTCTTACCGCACGTCTCCTGATCATCCTCAAAGCACGTCAACTCGGATTGACCTGGTTGACCGCGGCATATTGTTTGTGGATCTGTATCACAAAAAGAATGCAGCTTGTGGTGGTGGTATCAGCGAAAGAGGACTGGGCCGTTGAGTTTCTGGACCGTGTACGATTTATACGCCAACGGCTTCCGAGTTGGTTGTATCCACCGACCGACAAAGACGGATCCCTGCACATGACGTTTGTGCATGAGTATGACAGCAAGGGTAAGCCTCTGGTGATCAGTGAAATTAAATCTCTTGCGACGACAGTCGAGGGTGCACAGGGCAAAACTCCCGACATGATGGTCATGGACGAAACCTCCCGCAATAGGTACGCGAAACAAATATACGGAGCATCAAAGCCCGGTATCGACAAGGCGGGTGGCCGGATCATCATCATATCGAACAGCCACAAAGACGGTGTGGGATGGGGCTGGACCCGGGGGATCTACACCGGAGCCATGAAGGGGTTGAATGCATTTCAACGGATATTCATGCCATGGTGGGATTGTCCGGAGAGACTGACTCCGTTGGAAGAAAAGCGACTCAGGGATCATCCGTCAGGGTTTGACGATAAGGGCAAGGTGATAGCTGTCGATTTCCGGACTCAGCAAATATCAGGCGGGTATGACGAGGATGATTTTTCACAGAATTATCCCGAGACAGAACAAGAAGCCATAAGCGCGATGGCCGGCAGCTATTTCGGCAAGACCCTTGCACGACATGAGGCACAGTGTATGCCGGGTGTTACCGGTAATTTAAGTCGTGATCGATTCAATGATATTGTATTTACGCCTGATCCGAAGGGGTTTGTTGAGGTCTGGAGATATCCGTATTATCTGGTTGACGGTTGGGACGGCCATTATTGGCGCAGGCGGTATGCCATCGGATCCGATGTTTCGGAGGGCCTGGGGCAGTCGTATTCGGTAGGGTATATCATAGACAGGCATCACGATGAAATGGTTTGCCGGGTACGCAGTAACCGCATGGACGCTGTTCAATGGGCTGACCTCCTACATCTGGTCGGCATCTGGTATTGCAACGCCTCTGAACACAAACAGGTTGATGGAGCTCTGATATGTGTTGAGCGTACAGGTGCCGGGCAGACTACAGTCAAGGAATTGATGAAAAAGGAAAATCCTGTCGCAAATCAATACGTCAGGATGCGGTCCGGAAAGATCGGATCACCGATTGTGAAGGAATTTGGATGGCATGAGTCTGAACAGAGCAAGCATGAGTTGTGCGGGGATCTAAAGTCCTGGTTTCGGAACACACAGGGCGGCATCTATGACGCATTGCTGATAGAAGAATGTAGTCACACGATCAAACATGAGGGATCGAGCAGGATAGGCCCAGAGGATGAAACGAAGCTATGGGACTGTGTTGTAGGGGCCGGGTGTGCTATCCAGGCATCTAATCAACTGGGAGAACCTGCCGAACGGATAGAGAAACCGGCGAAAGGTTGGTTGAAAGAATGGCAGGACGGGAAAAGGGGGAGTCCATGGGCAGTGTAGTGCATGATGAGGAGACGGAAACGGTTGGCGGAATTTTGGTTTGTCCGTGTTGTGGTGGATTTGAATTTGATCATCCATTTGGTGAGGGGCAACTTTTAGATTTTAATAGCATCCATAAATATGTACAGTGTAAATTTTGTTTAGGACGAACATTTATTGCAAACCTTGTAAAGTTAGATAAAGTGGATCCATGGCTTGATTCCATACGGGACCAAGACCGGCAAAGTGGAGCTGGAGAGCCAAAAATAGGCCATTTTTAATGGTAAAGTGGAGTTTAGACTATAATGGACAATTTAAACCAGGGAATAGACTACGACAAATCGGCATACGACCGGCTGGAGGGTCTGCGCGACTTTGTTGACAACATAAACCGGGCGCCGGTAGTTGCATTAAGGCGTGGAATTTACCAAGGTATCAACAAAGATCAGGTATTTACGACCCGGTTTGACGGGTTTGAGATTGGGTATCACTTGGAGGATATGGGCACTATGATGCGGAAAACGGTCTATATCAAGCTACCAGGTGAGGACATTGGAGAGATACCCGAGGGTCAGATAGAGCCGGCCTGTAACACTGTGATGGACATATTTATCGACCGTGGGCAGGCGCCGCCGACGGTTGGGAGGTGTGCCAAGGATTGTATCCAGATCATTCAGGTTTTTGTGCCATTGACAATGTTTGAGAAAAACCCGGGGATTGTCGTTCCGGGATCAACAGGATGGAAAAACTAAATGCCTGATATAGACTTAATATCCGTCAAGGCCGACAACAGCGTTAAACCTGATGTATTAGAGGTTTACGTCTCTTTATCGGCGTACATGGGATCTGTTTACCGCGAGAAGTGGAAGACTCAGCGAGAGTTAGCATGGAAAGCTGTTGCAGAGTCGGAAATCTGGACAGACGAAGAAAAAAAGGAAATGACCAATAAGGGGCAGGCGCCTTTATCAACAGCGAAACTTTCAAAGGGTGTCCAGGGGTCAGCGGCAATAGCAACCGCCAACAGACCCGCGGTCCAGGTTTCTCCGGTGGGTACGGGTGATCTGTATGTCGCTGAACTGCTTAAACGCGGCATGTATCATATATGGGATAAAAACGACGGGAACGGGGTTGTTTATGACGCAGTTGAGGAAATGAAAACCGCTGGATTGATGTTTATCGATTCACGGTTGAATCCGTCCAAGGGTTTGTATGGTAAGATCGAATTTGAGGAATGCGACCCATTAGATTTTTATTTTAGCCCCAAGAGCCGAAAGTATGACCTGTCAGATACCCACATAATCAAGGCCATCCTCAGAACCAAGAAATATATCAAAGATCGGTACGGGGATATCCCAGAGGACGATTTAAAGTTCCAACGCCAGCCTGCCAGCGACAAAGAGGATGAAAAGAAAAAGAGCGCCGGCAATGACGGGGACAATTATGCTTCTGATGAAAAAGAACATATTCCAGGGTCAGAGGAACTTGCTCCTGAAGAATATTGGGAAATTGAAGCGTGGATGCTCAAAACGGTGCGCGAGAACTGGATTGTTCAGTTTGGTGATGACGGAAAAGGGTCCGATCCGATCGAAGTCCGGAAAATGGAACCCGAAGAATACACCGAGATTGAGAAGCGACTGAAGGCCGAAAAACAGAAGATCGACCCGGAGGGAATGACGGAGGTTGAACCGAACAAACTCTATTTGTGGAAACGGACTCTTGAAAAGAGGGAGCAGCGGGTCATAGTCGGAAAGAAACTGATCGAAAAATCAGAAAATCCGTATGGTGTGGATGCTGACGGGAACCCGATTATCCCTATTATTGCGAGAAAGCACGACAGGACACTGAACGGATACCCGACATGCCCGACATTTAAAGCCCTGCCGTGGGCGAAAGAGAAATCCAAAGCCAGGATGCAGTATAACTTTGCGGTTTCTCATATGACCTCTGCGCCTATACGGGAGCCTATTGGATGTAAATGGATTGGAAACCCGGGGAGCCCGGACAGTCGTGTTATTGTCCCGAAAGATGCAGCATTCCCTCCGGACAGAATGTCTCCAGGGTCAATGGATGTTGGATTGATGCTCCAGAGAGAACAGGCCGCGGATGCCGATATTCAAGATATTTACGATCTTCAGGACGTAATGATCGGTAAGAACCCGGCTGGCAACGAAAAAATGGCATGGAGGGCGGTGTGGGCACTACAGGAGGCCGGCGGTACTATGAGCCAGCCCCATATACGGAAAGTCGAATCTGCTATCACCCAGCTGGGAAAAACGGTGATAGCCATTGCCATCCGTCATTGGCCCAGGCAGCAGTGGGAAAGATTGCTCGAAGAAGACGAATGGTCCAGATGGATGCCGGAGGAAGACAAGGGCAGGCTCGAAAAAGAATCCGCTGATCAGGGTGGAGAATTTGACATTGAAAAAGAACCAGACGTTCAAGAGCAGATTAGGCAAAAGTGGGGCAGAGCCCTCGAACTGATCGAAACGGAAAAAGTGGACCTCCTGAAATATGACGTATCGATACACGCAGGCTCATCGATGCCGACCAACAGGATGATGAAACAGCAGATTGCAATGGACATGGTATCGGCGGGAATCTATGACCAGCAGGCGGCACTTGAATATGTTGACGACCCGAAAAAAGACGAAATCACGGCCCGGACAAAGGCCATGCAACAGCAGGCCATGACAGAGGCCGCAACCAAAAATATGAAATAGGAGATTTTAACAATGGCACTGAAAAAAGAAGTTATCAAAAAAGAGATCAAAGGCGACATGAGCTTTCTTGGCTCCGATGCATTAATGGTCAGGATGAACATGGACGCCGACCCGATGGTGATGAGCAAGAGGTGTGTTGACTTTGCGCCTGGTGTTCTCCCGGGTGACTTCGACCGGGAAAAGTACGAGGTTTCCGGCAAGTTCCGGTTTGACATCGAAATCAAGGAAAAATGATCACAGTCGTCACAGGTTTACCGAGATCCGGAACAACGCTTATGATGCGTATGTTGGAGGCCGGCGGTTTGGAACCGTATTTTGACGGAGGCGACACGGCGACCCTAAATGTGGGGGGGACCGAATATATTAACCTGAATGTGGTTTTGAGGG